CCTGATCGGACCACAAGTGCATCTGCCGCGCCAAGGGTCACACCCAAACTAAACGCTGTGAAGCTGTTTGCCGTTATAGTCGCATCGTATGCGATGGCGTTGCCTGTGCTTGCTGAGTCACCATCTTCGACAACAAAAATTCGAAAGCTGGCATCTGTGCCTGTAACGTTTGTCACTGTGATCGTCGACACGATTGCCTCGGTGCTTGCTGGCACCGTATACATCGTTGCGTTTGATGTATCCGATGGGATTGACTGCCCCAGGATTTTGTATGTGGTTGCCAACCTAAACTCCTAATAGTAATAGTGGGCTAATTGAATTCTGCCAAACCACGCCTGCGGTTCCGTTTGACTCAAGGTATTGTCCCTTTACACCTGTTGTCGTAAATGAGTCTACACCGACCGCGGACCAGGCTGAGCCATTGTATTGCTCTACGATGTCGCCGTCCTTGCGGTAGGTGACCATGCCCTCCGTGACCAGAGTTCCTAGTGCTGATGATCGCGCCGCGTTGTCGTCGAAGACCATCACGGTCTGTCTCATCAGGTAGGTGTCGACATCAGCGGATGTCAGGACCTCTCCTACTGCAAAATCTTTAAACGGCATTCTTTACCAACCTAAAATGTTTCCTGCGTCTAGCTTACCAAATACCGCGTCGCCCAAAACGAACAACGATCCTTCTGTCGATTGCAGCCTGATCTCTACCTCTTCCACCGAGGGTGTTATGTTCTGGGATATTCCTATCACCTTTCCATACTGGACCACCTGTGGGGGAACCTTGCTGGGGGTGAACTCCACCTTGACCACGTCGCCCAGCTCCAACGCATTGACGTTTGTCTTCTGATCGGCTGTCAGGTCCTTGAGGTCAACGGTTATCGCCTCGAATCTGAACTCGGGATCTCCGTATCGGGTTACCAAATAAGTCGCCAGCTCCTGGAGCTGCGTCGTCGAGTCCAGGTATGTTTGCTCTGTGAGGTCCCTGGATCCGTAAATGTTTATCGAGGTGCTGTTGACGGCTGTCGCGGTTCCTGCCGCGCTGGTCACCGCCACGCTGTTGTAGAGCAGCTCTGATCCATACACAGCGCTGATGGTCTTGTAGGGAATGGCTGTGCCTGCATCGGAAAAAATCAAGCCGTCAGATGTGAACGCTGCATTGCGTCCCACCAGTTTGACGTCGCCGTCGCGACTCATGAAGAGGTCACCTGGTTCTGATCGGGCTGTGATCTGGAGCGCCCCTATGACTTCGTCACCCTGGGCATATGTAACCTCTGTCAGTTCTGCACCTGTGAACGCTAGGTCGCGCCTGTCTGCCGGCCAGTCGATGTCATCCAGGATGTCGTTGATTCTGTCGCTGGTCTCTGCCGCAGGGAAGGTGGTCCCTGCGAACTCGACCCCTGATAGGTAGCTGAAGTCGTCGAAGGACTGCAGGGTCGCAATCGATTGGCCGCCTGCATCGTATGCAATGTTCCAGTCTTCAATCACCCCAAAAAATTGGACCGCGGTTCCATTGGTTATTCTGACTTTGCGCTTTGGAACTATCTGTCCGTAGTAGGGGCTGTCCGTAAAGTTGGGGTCGAAGGTTCTTTCGTTGTTTTCAAAACTGACGCTGGCCTGCCCTGCGTCGTATCGATCCAGCTCACGGCTCTTGCCTCGGACCAGCTGGTAGTTCTGGAAGTATTCCGTGACATTGACGAATACCTCGCCGCCTCCCAGGAATACCTGGGGGTCATCCAGCACCCCAAGAACGGGATCGTCGAGCGTGAAAAATGGACCGCCCCTGCCGTCTGCGGTAAATCCAATTTCAACCTTTACGCTCATGCGTTTGCAAAGACCTTGCCGCTAACGGATTCGTATCGCTTGATTGCGTCTGTGACGTATCGCCCGATTGATACGGGGTCTGATCCAACCCCGGCGTTGATCGTCACGTTGTATGTATTGCCCAGGCTACCCATTCGATCCAGCGGGATGACCGCCTCCGGCTTTCCTGCCTCTGCAATATTTGCCAGAGTTCCTCCTGGTCGCGGCATCACGATTCCTCCGTCTGCCAGCTCTGGGATGTTTGCTAGGTTTGCGCTGAAGGATTTGCCTCCAAAAACTGGCACCCATGTAGGGATGGTAATCCTGATCGAGTTGATTGCGTTGATCACGCCGTTCACAAATCCGATGATGGCATTCAGCGGTGGCCTGGCTATCTCCACCAACCCGTTGAAAATCTTGTCCATGAAATCGCTGACACCCTGGAACGCGCTCTCGATGGCTCCTGCCACAGTTTCGAAAGCGTCCTGGATGGATTCGCTTACTGGGGTAATGATGTTCTCGTATACCCATTCAAAGGCGTCTCCGAACGCATCGAAAACTGGCTTGATCACATTGTTGACCACGTCCTCGATGAAGCTGGCCAGGTGGTCGAAGGCTGTTTCGATTCCGTCTGCTACTGGGGTAACTACTGTGTTAAATACCTCGGCAAAAAATTCGCCCATCTTTTGGAACTCTGCAGCCACCGCATCGAAAATCATCTTGGCAAAATCGAACAGGTGCTGCAGGGCCTTTCCTAGCAGTCCCAGGATCGGGGCGATTATGCTTTCCCAAATCAGAACCCATGTGCCTGCGAACAATCCAAGTATCAACATCGCTGCTTCAAAAACTGGTTTGATCACCCCGTTGTAAAGGTCATTGATTCCCTTCATGAAAGCGTCGATGACTGGCTTGACGTATCTGTTGTATGCGTCTGTGAAAAATTGCGTCACGGCTGCCCATGCGTCCTGGAAGAACGTGGTCCTGGTCGCTAGGTAAACGATGCCCGCTGCCACGGCTGCCACGGCTGCGGCTATCAGGTAGAAGGGATTGACGGCCATCACGATCGCGAGCGCCGCCTGGGCTGCTGCCAGTATCTTGGTTGCGTTTGTGACCGTATAAATTATGGCTGACAATGTTCCCAGCACACCAACGAACGTGGCCACCGTCGGGATGTTGTCCTTGATCCAACCCCATGCAAGAAGCGATGCGTCGTAAAGCGCCTTTGTGGCCACCGTCATTTGGTCGATAACGTCTGACGCGCCCTGGACGATGCCTGGGAGGGCTTCGAGTGCTCCGCGTATGATTGGTTCAAGTGACTTGAAAAAGTCCGTTAGCGCGGGTCCTGCGCTGTCAATAATTGGACTCATCTCATCCATGAGGTCCAGGAAGGCTGGAGCTAGGGCGCTGCCGATCTCAATGCCCACATCGGCCACGCGTGATTTGAGCAGGTCAAACTGCGCGGACATGGTTTCAAGCTGCTTGTCTGCAATCTCTTCTGTGGTGCCGCCTGCGTTGCGAAGTTCTTTTTCGTATTCCTTGATTGCCTCGCTGGTCCCAAGCAATGCCTGCAAGGATCCAAGCGACTTGTCGCTGAAGCCTGCCTGGAGCAAGGTGGCCTTCTGGGTTTCGTCGCTCATGCCTCCAAGGACGGTCTCCAGGTTTCCGATGATGTCACCGAGGTTTCGCATCTCGCCGCTGGAATCAAAGATCTCGAGTCCCATGGCTGCGAACTCTTCTTTATTCTTGATCGCCTTTGTGGTCAGGTCTCGCAGCACAATCGATAGCTGGGTTCCTGCCAGCTCGCCCTTGATACCCTGATCCGCAAAGGCTGCCAGGACCGCCACGCCTTCTTCAACGTCTTTGCCTACGGCTCGAAGCGCTGCACCTGCTTTTGTGGTTAAGGCTGTAGAGAACTGCTCGACCGATGCATTGGCTAGGGTGTTTGCCCTGACCAGGACGTCTGCGGTCCTGGCCATGTTTTCCATGTTTGCAATCGCGTCATCACGGATCGTAAGGCCTAGCGCTGACTGGGCGTCGGTGAGGAGGTCTGTCGCCAGGGCCATGTCGAACATACCCGCCTGGGCAAACTTGGCGACTCCTGGCATCGCTGCAATCGAAGCCTCTGCATCGAGGCCGGCGCTCGCTAGGAAGAAGAATGATTCGGCGGCCTGCTCTGCGCTGAAGGTGGTGCTTTTCGCAACCTCGCGGGCGGTCTGCGCCATGTCGTCACGGAGTGCGTCTGATACGTCCCCCATGATTGCGGTCGATTGGTTCAGGGCTGCATCGAACTTTGCGAACTCTTTGATGCCCGCGGTGGCTACTCCAGCGATCGCTGCCGTCGCCGCGGCTGCCGTCGCCGCTGCCACCTTGCCAAACTTCTTGAGGGCGCTCTCGCCTTTGTTCAGACCCTTGGGATCGAACTTGGTTACTACGGGTAAATATGCGGGCATTAAATACGCTTCACTTTCGTGTTAAATTCCTTGGCCACGTCTTCCAAAACTTCCTCTGTCTTGATCAGCATTTGTGGGCGCAGTTCCAGGAACTTGCCGTATGCGAAGTGGCCCGCCTTGTAGTCGTATTTGGAAACTTCCCTGGCCTTCTTGATCAGCTCTTCACCCTGGGTAGTGACCGCGTGTCCCTGTGGTCGATTGCGGTATGGCTTTGATCTAGGTCGCGGCGGGCGTCTGCGAACACCTGCCAACTCTGTGTAGTCGAATCCAAGTTTGGGATCGCCCGTCGCTATGATCGTAACGACTGGGGCCCATTCACGTCGTCGCGTGGAGCTGCCTGGGGTAACGGCCACCCTGGTCTTTGGTTGCTGCCATTGCACGCGCCCGTAGTAGTTCTGCCGCATTCCTCGGAACGGGGATTCGGTAGGAACGTTGCGCTTGATCTGGCCAGCCTCGTCGCCCAGTTTTGTACGAAATTGTTTACGCATGGCCGCCAGGGATTTAGCGTCCAGTTCTTTCATTGCGTCAAGCAATCGATTCAGCGACTTTGCGTCGAGCTGTATCTCTGTCTGAACTTCCATTGGGCCTCCGTCTCAATTCTAACGGTTAGCAAGAAGCCCCCTCCTGCCGAAGCGTGGAAGGGGCTGCTGCCTACCTTTTCCTGGTCGCCTTGTTTTGTTCCTGGCTCTTGTGAATCAGGTATCGACCAAGGGTCCATAGCATCCTGGGTTCAAGTGCCAGAAGTTCTCTGGGGCTTATGCCCGTTTCGCAGGCCAGCCAAGCGATATACCAATGCGTGGATTCATCGCCCAGCCCTACTATTTTTTTGGCTCTTCAGCGCTAACCATATTCACGCCTTCGACCCACTTGTCGAACTCGTCCTTGGTCGCGCCTGTCCGTTTCTCAACGTGCCAGCCGATGTAAAGGAGGTGTGTGAGCTTGACCTCTTTTTCCAGCCTGGCAATGCTCAAATCAAAGTGGGTTTCGAATGCCACGAGGTCTGGGGCGATCGCCTGGACTGCTTTTTCGGTGCCGTCAGCGTATTGAATTATTAGGTTGATATTCATTGTCTATCTTTCGTTTATGCGGTGCCTCGAGTGATCTCTCCGGTCACCGGCCAGGTCACTGAAAATTGGGCCAGGTCCCCGGTCGAGGATGCGAAGGGTGAGTAGCTGGTGACAACCGCTGATCCCGAGTATGCCGGATTGGTTGCGCTTATGGTTCCGCTGGTCGGC